TTTGGCGAAGCAAAAAGACGGGAGGCCATAGTAAAGTCCCAGCATTGGAAGACGCCGGAAAAATGCATAAAGACCCTGGAAAACTGGATGAAAAAGGGGACGGTTTTAAACCTTATCGTAACGGGCACATGGATTAACATGGATGTTACGATTTCTTCTTTTAAAGTTACGCCTTACGGGGCATACGGAAATGTCAAATATGATATTTCTTTTGAGGAAGCCAGGGAACTGAAAATTTATACTACAAAAGAATTAAAAATCGGCGGGTCCAAAAAGAAAAAAAAGACAGCAAAAAAACGGAGCACGAAGAAAAAAGTGATTATTAAGGAACACATTGTGAGGGATAGGGAATCCCTGTACCGGATTGCTAAAACAGAAATGGCATTTGGGGATAACTGGATGGAGCTGTACCAAAGAAACAAAGACGTGCTGGATGGCGCAGCAAAGAAAAAATTTGATACAGATTCTGATCATGGACGGTGTCTGGTGTCTGGAACTAAAATCATTATCCCTTAGGAGGTGATACCGTGATTGATGTATCTAATATAAAGTACAATGTTATCCTTGTGACCAGCAAAGGAAAGCAGTATGACATTAAGGATTATATTGAGGACCTTGGGTGGGAAGAAAGCGTAAATGAAATATCCATGAGGCTTACGTTTTCCTGCCGGAATGATAAAACTTCAAAGGGATACCTCCAGAGCCTTATAACCCCGGGATGCTTAGTGGTTGTGACAGCCGTTTACGGCAAAAAGAAACAGGAGGTGGCCAGGGGGTATGTGACAGTCTGGAACCCGGTGCTTAAAAATGATTCTGATGCTTTTAAATGCACCTGTTACGATGAGCTGTATAATCTGCAGAAGAGCCAGGAGAACAGGTATTTTAGTAAAGGCACAGGGACGAAAGCGGCCATAAAGAAGATATTTAAAGACTGGAAAGTTACCCTGGGAAAATACAGCGGCCCCAATGTGAAGCATGGGAAAAAGAAGTTTTCCAGCAAGTATTTGTCGGATATTATACTTGAATTTTTGGATGATGCTGTGAAAAAAGGGAAGCCCAAATGCGTTATCCGTGCATCTGCCGGGAAGGTGAGCATCCTTCCTTATGGAAACAATGGCACGGTTTATGTTTTTGACAAAGATAATATCACCAGCGTGGACTACAGCAAGAGCATAGCTGACCTTGTGACCCGTGTCCGGGTTATGAGCAAAGTGGACGACAAAGGGAAAAGCAAAGTCCAGGCTACAGTAAACGGCCTGACCAAGTACGGCATACGCCAACGGATATATACCAGGGGAACGGATGAATCCTTAAAAGACGCCAAGACAGCCGCAAAAGAAATTTTAAACGAAAATGGCAGCGTGAAGCTGGACATTACCTTGAATACACCGGATGTGCCTTTTATCCGTAAAGGGGACGTGGTTTATGTAAAAAATGCAAAAGTTTCCACCGGATACTACCATGTGACAGGCATCCGCCACGATGCGGATACTGCAAGCATGACAATGAACCTGGAACACCAGGAAAAAGATAAGGTCACTAAGCAAAAAGTCGTGAAGCAGAAAGGATATGCCACAGGTGATATCGTGGATTTTAAAGGGGGAAAATATTATGTTTCTTCTAAAAATGGGGCAAAAGGCAGTTCTGCAAAAGCAGGCAGGGCTAAAATAAAAAAAATATCCTCCGGGGCAGGGCATCCCTATTACCTGGTACATAAGGATAAAAAAAGCAAGGTAAACGGTTGGGTGGACAAAAGCACGTTTGAATAAATCGGAAGGAGGGAGGGCATGGCGGCAAAGTCAAAGCCGGGAACAAATAAGCTGGCAAATGTTATGGTAAAAAGGATGCGCATGGAGAATGCAACAGACCCGGTATGCGAATTTGGAGAAATCCAAAAGAATATGAGTCTTTTGTCGGATTCTTACCCGATACCCATACGGAAAGGAGAGTATTTCGTATTGAGTAATGTGTCGGCAGGAAGGCTTTCGCCTGGGGACAGGGTATTAATCGTATGGATAGAAAGTGAGGCTGTAGTGGTGGATACTGTCAGGAGCTCATAAAGGAAGGGGGCAGAGTATGACGGAAGAATTGTATCCGGTGTTTGACGTCCCGGAAGTTTCCGACGAGGACGAGGAAGAATATGATACGGAATACAAAAGGAGTATGAAATGGGACCCGGCAAAGGGGGATTTTGTCAGGGACAGTACAAACCGTGTCATGGAGTGCAGCGGACAGGAGGCGTTTATGGTTTGGTGCTATAAAATTGCATTGACAGAACGGTATTCCTGCCTGGCATACCCGGATGAAATAGGTACGGAGCTTGAGGACGCTGTTTGTGATGACGATCCGGCAACCGTAGAATCCATGATGCAGAGGACGATTACAGAGGCCCTTATGACTAATCCACGAACTGAAAGCGTGGATAATTTTGTTTTTACCTGGAATGGGGATACAGTAAGCTGCACTTTTGATGTAGTGGGGATTGATGCCTATAAGTTTCAGGTGACTATTTGAGCAAGGAGGAAAAGGGATGCAGCCGGAATTTACAAAGCCGGATTTTTTAGAGGATAACACGGCAGAAGAGATACACGAGAGGATGATGGAGGACCTTCCGACGGATATTGATGATATGCCGGGAGGTTTTCCTTTTGATTTTACCATGCCGGCAGCTCTGGAAAAGGCAGAATTGATAGAATTTTTCCTGGTGCGGGCAGTGATGATTGCCTTTCCACAGTATTCTTGGGGGGAATGGCTGGATTTACATGCAAAACAGATAAATCTTTACAGGAATCCGGAAACACATGCCACGGGGAAGTTAGAAATAAAAGGAATCCCAGGGACAGAAATTTTGAAAGGAACTATTTTTTGTACGGCGGCTACAGATGACAGCCCATCGGTTGATTTTACCACGGACGAAGATTGTATTATTGGTGAAGATGGAATGGCCATGGTTAAGGTTACTGCAGTGGAAGGCGGACCGGAATCTGCTTTGAAAGCAGAAACAATCACAATGATGGATGAGGCGAATGACGGGATTATAAGCGTGACAAACCCGGAACCTACCGCCGGAGGAAAGGAAGAGGAATCCGATGATGATTTGTACGACCGGATTGCTCTGGAATACGAAAACAGCAATACTTATCTGGGAAATGACATTGATTATGAGCGTTGGGCAAAAGATGCAGGAGCAGGGGAATGTATTGTAGTCCCGGCTGCACAAGGCCCCGGGACGGTGAAACTGGTTTTAATTGATACGGATGGACAGCCGGCAGATGAAAGCCTGGTGGAAAATGTATATAACCACATCGTATCCCCGGAAGACCGGAGCAGAAGGCTTCTGCCTACGGCCTGTGCGTCTTTAATTTGTGTGGCTGCAGAAACAAAAGCCATAAACTATAAATGTACAGGGCTGTTGTTTGACGGGACTGTGGACTTAGAGCAGATAAAAGATGACTTTTCCCTTGCAGTAAAGCAGCTATATAAAGAAGCAAAAAAAGAAGGGGTACTGAGGTACAATGATGTGCGTCCTCTGATAAGCAGTATAAGTGGTGTAGAGGATTTCCAGGCGTTTCTTATAAATGATGCCATGGAAAATATATCTTTTGCCAAAGAAGAGTATCCACAGACAGGGACAGTTGATTTTTCTTAGGGAAGGGGGAATAAAAGTGGCATTTGATATTGAGAATTTCCCGGAAAGCGAAAGCGCAAAAAGGATGCTTGGCTGTGTCACCCGGGGATTTTATGATAAGTCCTATGTGGCAAAGTGGATGTTTGAAGTTATGGGAAGGGAGTATGACACTGCCAGAGAGTTAATAGAGGATTTGCCGAAACAATTTTTTCCCGAAACTGCAACCTGGGGTCTTGCTTACCATGAAATAAAGTGGGGGCTTCCGGTGATGCGTTATCTAACCTATGAGGAAAGAAGGAAGATAATTTACCAGAAACGAGACTTTAAGGCTCCCATGACCCCGTACAGAATGGAAACGTATCTTTCGGCCATTACTGGATTTAAAGTTACGGTTGCAGATGCCCATGACCCGGGGGAGTTTAATTTTCACCCGCCACACCCTAATGTTTTCCAGGTGACTTTTGTGGGTGAGGGGAGGCTGGATGTTAAAGAGGCGTATAAAGCAGTGGAAGAAATCAAACAGTCCCATACCACCTTTCGCATTGATGAAGTCGTGTTAGTAGAATTTGATTTTAAATGGATTGAAAAAATACACTTTGACAGCCTGGTAATGCGTTTGGGAGTAAATAACCAAAACCTTATTGCCCAGATGGGGGATATGAGGTTTGGGGTTAAAAATAATAACACAATAGAATCTTCAGTCAGAACAAGAAGAAATGTGTGGCGCCTAAATGGGAAAGTCAGGTTAAACGGAACCCGGAAATTAAATGCATTGGATAAGGAGGAGAGCCTGGATGGATAATTTTATTATAACCATAAATGGCAGGAAGAAGTTAGCTATGGCAAGGGCGGGGGAAATTACTCTGCCAAAAGTAGAGGGAATGGCATTTGGGGATGGAGGAGTGGATGCGGATGGGAATGTCCTTGCACCAATAGAAAGGCAGGGGGAGCTAACGCATGAATTGTACCGGAAGGTAATCAATGGCTATAGTTTTCCATCTGACACAACTTGCCGTTATGAATGCTCTTTGACGGAGAGTGAGCTTCCTGGAGCGGATATCAGTGAGATTGGCCTTTACGATGAAGAGGGGGATATTATCTGTATCAAAACCTTTAAGGTGAAAGGGAAAGATGATGACCTGGAAATGATATTTCATATTGATGATATGTTTTAAGGAGGTATCTTATGGCAAACTTTGAAATACCGGAAAAACCGGAATATTCTGAAGAAATCAGGAAATTTGAAGAGGAAGATCCAGGACATGCAGATTTGTTTAATGCTGTTGTGGAAACGCTGCTTAACAATGAAGTGTTTTTAAAAAAACTAGCGGATAGTCTTGCCAAGAGCATATCCGGGCTGAATACTTTGACGAAATATACAACCGTGCAGACGCCAAACCCTAGTATGGGAGCGCAGATCGTCCAGAAAGAGAATACGGAATTGGATATGGAAACAGGCTTACCATTTCCGTTTCCGATACAAGAAGTGGTGGCTGGGCATGAGCTGGCACTTCGTCAACTAAACACGGATACGAAGTTGCAAAAATCAACGTCCGGAACATATCTATGCTTTTTTAAGGCTGTTGATGGTGCTAGAGTTGTTTTGTTTATCCCCCTTCCTTCGCCCGTAGAAGAAAACAAAAATTATAAATTGGGGAATATTAGGGTTTGGGCAAATAATCCAATGGGGACACAAAACACTTTTTCGCTTACAGGTCGTGGTAAAAATGGGCTTTGCTTTGAGAGTACAAACAATGATGTTATATACAAATTTTTCGTATTGCTGAATGACCATATGTGCCCCGGCACAGCGGAATTAACAATTACTCCCTAGAGTTTATTTTGCAGTAAAAACCGTATTAAAGGCCAATTTTGTAACATCAGTATAAGAGCCCATGGCACCGCCAACAGAAGCAGAGGCAGCAATAGTTATTTTTCCATTGGTGTGAAATCCAGCATCACCAAAAATAGTTCCCCATCCTCCGGTACAAATGGCTACTGGCACAACGGTAAAAGTTGCAGGCCTGTCCCTATAGTCAAGGATTGTGTTTCTGACAGCGTCAGCGTCAATATAGTCTGAGCATATAATCCGGATGTGTCCGATTCTGCACATTGTAAAACCACAGTCATATACCTGATATGTGGTAGTGTAAATAAGTTTGTGTTTTTGGAAATAAATGGCTCCTTTTTGGTAAGAATTAGG